CGGTGCGGTAGCTGCGTGTTGTACATAATCTCACGCACGCCGAGACGGTGGACGGTGTATGGTCCTGCGCTTTGGCTGCTCTCCCATGAATCCATATCGACAGCGCCGGAGTGAAACGAACCGCTGTAAAACGGTAGCGCCGTGCCACCGGTCGCGTAGTCTATGCCCGCGTTGCCTGTAATTACGTCGGTCTGTTCTAGTGTCACCTGGTTGCCAAGCGTAGTCTCTGAGGCAAACGTGATACTGTCGCCTGTGCCTTGCGTCCCATCACCGGGGAAGACGCGAAGGATGAACAGCACATTGTGCGTACCCAATGCACTGGTCTGATCACTGCCACCAATACCGACGACGACAGTGTTAAGAGTTACGTCGAGACCTACTTCATCGTCTACTAGCTCCGGCACTTGTACGCTGGCTTCGCTAATAGCCTCGAACCCATAGAACTTGTAGTATTGACCAAGCACCACGCTCTTAGTGCCTGGTGTACCCGTCCAACCTGTATCTGTAAAATACTGGTCTCCAAACTTTATCGTAAAGTCAGCACGCAAGGTGAAGAAGTTGCCGGGGTCGATTGGTGCCGATGATACCGGTGCTATATCGATGTTGTAGAACAACGTAATCAGGTGCGTACTCTCTTCATAGTACAGGCGATCGTCATCAGCTAACTCGATGTCATTAGTGGATGCACTAAGCGTGGTAAAGCCGGTGTTCTCTTGAAACAGAAACTCGTTGCCGCGCGTCACGCGTTGACGTGTTACTCGCTTCGTGGGTCTGCTGTACTCTATGCTGTTGCCGGCCATCTTATCGAAGCCGGTGCCGTCAATCAGCAGCATATTGCTCGTCCAGTTCACGCGCTCCAGCGTGCTCCATGTTGCCTCCGCTCCGCTTGCGTCGTACTGCTTGAGGTCGTTAACGAATGAATCACCATCGCTGCGCTGCTGGTACTTGTTCAGCGGTATAAAGTGCCAAATGCCTTCAGCCTGAAACACTCGCGCGTTGTAGGTAATGGCAAGACTGCGCAACACCTCAAAAGCGTTGTAGTACTCCGTCGGTGTTGTGCCAGCTATAGAAGGCAAGTACATACCGCCGTCACCCAACCAGTCGCCGGCTGTGTATCCTGTCGGCTCGATGTCGTTGGCGTAACGTATGAATATGTCGCTACTGCCATACAGACCAAACGACCGCGTCAGCTTCAGCGCCTCGTAGATGTAGTCGATAATCTGCGTGTTGGTAGCAAAGTTGTCGGCCGTTGTTTCCTTCAGCTGGTTGAGGTCGTCGGCTGCTGTTAGGTTTACCGCTGACGGGTATGGCTCATCCATCTGTTGCGTCTGCTCCGGTAGCAGGATGCCACGCCAGAACACCGCTTCACCTACTTCGTCGGGGTCGGTGAGTATCTCTATAGGAAACTGCGCCTCCGGTGCTGACGGTACGGTAGTGTTTAGCCAAGTGTTGAAGTCGCCGCCTTCATTGTATATAGTGAAGTCAACCTTGCTTGGTAGGATAGGTTGGTATTGATCCTGATTGTTGCCTTCGTACGACAGCGAAAATCCCGGCGTTGCAATCGTCACCTCTGACGACGCGGCGCTGTGGTCATTGTCGTAGATGTTGACGCGGTATTGTACACCCGTGTCATTTTGGAAGTCGGCGTAGAATCTGACGGCCATTAGAATCCTCTTACTCGGTTACGGTCCAGCGCGCTGCGCTCGTTGCTTAATAATATGTCACTGCCTCGGATCATGCCGGTGACGGTAACAGCTCCGCCGCCCATCATTTGCTGCAGCTTATCCAGTGGTGCGATAACCTCCGGGTTGCTCATGCTCGTGCCTTGACCTTCACCAACCAAAGCCATTGTTGGACCTGTGACCATGCCGCCTTTAGCAAATCCTGGTATACCAAACTGCCCGCCCATAAAACTACCGAGACCACCTTTAACCATTGCACTGCCTGGAAACAGCACCGACATAGCCGCAAACGCCGCAAGCATAGCCGCCAGCTTTATAAGCAGCTGCTGCAACATGTCAAGCATAAAATCTTTGAACTGTCCCGCACCACTGACGATGCTTGTAAATGCGCGCTCCATTAAGTTAGGCAACTGAGCGCCGGCAAACTCTCCGAGCACTACCATGCTGTCGCGCGTGGTTATAGCTGCCGCGCCTACTTCTTTGTAGCTGCCTTTAAGTGTGTGGTTTGCTTGAACAGCCGCCAATATATCGCTGGCCATTTTGCCTTGCAGCTCCTTAACACTACCCAATACAAGTAGTTGCGACTTCTCTACTGCTAAAAGCTCTTCTTTTACTTTCTTCTCTTTCTTCTTATTGTCGATGGTTGCCTGTGTCGCTGAGTTGTTGCTTTGTTGCGCTAAGGTGTTGTTTAGAATGGCTTGGTTTAAATCACCGCTTGCCAATCCCAGCTGCTCGTAAACATCCATTAACGCTTGCAGCTGGCCGGCTTGCTCCTTCATGCTTTCTACGGCTCCAGCTTTACCACCAACCAAGAAAGCAAGTCCAACGTTCTTTTGTCCACTGCCTTTGAGTTCATCCATTAAAGCCTTAATGGACCGCAGCGCCGCGTGCATCTGATCTTCGACCTGGTCAGCTGTTTGAGTGCTGACATTTCCAAAGCCTTCCATCGCTTCCTCGGCCATACCTAAAGCAGCCTGCACATCAGAACCTGCCACACCGCTAATGCCTTGCAGTGACTCGGTTGCTTCTTTTAGCATGCCACTAAAGGCCGCTGTCATTCCTGACTTTTCTGCAGCTCTAGCCATCTCCAATCCTAAGTTGTCCATCAGCGTAGTCATGCGACCTTCCACTGTGTTACTTAGGTTCTCCATCGCGCCCGATGCCAAACCGCCTTCAGCAGTCATATTCGCCAACGCAGTATTGAACTCCTCTACGGATACAGCGCCCGCGCCGAATTCCATATTCACATCACCTGTGACATTCCTTAGTTCTGAAAAAATTGGGATACCACGTTCGGCCAACTGGTTAAGGTTCTCCAGTTCTACTTTGCCTTTGGCCTTGACTTTGGCAAAGATTGCAGCGATGTCGTTGATACTGCTGCCGCTACTGGCTGCAATGTCACCCAACATCTTCAACTGTTTCTGTAGTTCGCTGCGCTGCGTACCTACAGCCAACAGTTGCCGCGCCGCGCTACTTACCTCCTGAAGTTGAAACGGTGTCTTTGCTGTAAACTCGTTCAGCTCCTTGACAATCGCCGCAGCTTTGTTTGCACCTCCGGCGATGCTAATGAAGCCCGTGCGCAGCGTCTCCATCTCCGCGCCTTTCTTGATCAAGGCAGCAACACCAGCAACCAACGTTGCGCCGATAGCAAGCGCAGCGTTCTTCGCCATGCCGGCAATCTCTCCGAAGTTCCTTTTAAAGTTGGCCTTAGTGGTGCGTAGATCCGCATTAAGTTTCCGCAAGCCTTTCTTTTCAAGGCCGACTGTAACCTTTAGGTCTTTAAGTTTTGCCATCGTTCAACTTGTTCAATGCGTTCTTGAGCAGCTTGTTGTTGCCTTTGTTCTTAGGCTTCTTCTCCCATGGGAAGATACATATATCGTGAGGCTTGACCTTCTGTCCTTTCTTGGCGTGTGGTGCTAATGCCAGCGCCGCCGACCACCGAGCGCGCTCCCACTCTTGTTGTTGCCTGGCTTCCTCTTGTAGGTTCATGCCTTGCGCCGCCCATAGAAACTCTTGGAACGTCATGTCATAAAACACAGACGGGTTGAAGCGTAATTGCCCCAACCCGATCTGCATACAATGGTCAAACGTTAGCGGCTTGCCTTCGCTTTTTTTTGACCGTTGCCACCTCCCAAAAGTGAAACAAGTGCATTGGTCATAGCTTCCATATCAGCCATGTCGATGAGTCCGAGGAAGTCGTCGAGGTCATAGTCGAAAGGAACGCCGGCAAACTTGGCACCGCTTTGTGCCATGTAGTAAACCAGCGTGCCGATCTGTACTGCGTCCTCCTCTAAGTTCCCAATGTCGATACCGCTCTCACGTTTGGCGTTAGCCAGTGCGCGCATATCACACCGCAGCGTAAACTCTTTACCCGAAAGTGTCAGCTTCATTAGGCGACGACCTGGGTAATAGCTCCGGTGATTTCAAACGTAGCGCTATAGGTTACGTTGTCCTCAGTTCCTGCGCTTACCTCAAGCGAAGTGCAGAAGCCGTTGCATGTGTAGTTGTAGTCGTCTGATGCGTCATCAAATCCAAAGATTAAAGCCACAGACGAGCGTGAGTTCAGCTGAGTGAACAACGAGCCGCCAGCGCCTCCGCTTGCGTCGTCGTCAACCAATCCCGAAACGCTGATAGACCCCGACCGGAGACCTTCCAACAGTTCGCGGTATCCGCTGCTGTCTTTTGTTGTGATGTCACGAGTCTCCATGTTGATGGAGATGCTGCCTTCGGTCTGGTCAGCCAACGCTGTGCCGCCTACCGATAGCAAGAAAACGGTGCCGTTTAAAATGGCCATTACTTCTCTTCTTTAATGTTGTTTGCGATGATGGCGTTAATCAGGAGATCAACGTACGCGAATACGCGGTCATCCTTCACCGATGGTGTCAGGTTGACCACGACCTTGGCGAAAACCAATGCGGACAGCAATAGCTCTGTCCAGTTATTTAGGATAAAGTCCATGACCTCAAGTTACAATTCCGAACCGAACCATCCGGCCTCTTGTGCTTGTTCTTGCGTCAAGACTTCGGAGTCTGTCGGCATTAGGTACTGGAACAGTACAACGTCGCTGGTGGCTATGTAGTAAGTCATCGCGCTGCGCTCGTCTGTCGTCAGCTGCGGGAACAATGCCACCAACGCATTCAGGTCGCGCTCCGGGTGGACGTTAA